CCCCCGTGGGGGTCGCCGAGGGCAGGGGGGTGCCTCAGGTCGGCCCCGGTCGTTCCGTGGCGGTAGCGGGGCGCACACGGACGCTGAGACCCCTCAGGAGGGCCTGTCATGGCTGCGAAGCGCGGGAACCTGGCCGCTGTCCAGGCGAAGCAACGGACGATGCCGGACCTGCGGCGGTCGGTGGCCGATGCGGTCGCCGGCATGGACTGGTTGAAGCCGTCCGATCAGGCGATGGTCGACCTTGCCCTGTCCCTGGCCGATCAGGTCGAGTCGGCGGTCGCGTTGGCGGATGAGTATGACGACCTGGTCCGGGATGTCGCGTCGGCTGGTGACGATGCCCTGTTGAAGCGGCTCCGGTCGTTCGAGAAGCGCGCCGACTTGCAGAAGGTCGTCGGCTGGT